GGCATATTTCTCTCTCTAGCTCATTATAATCTTTATTAGCAAACCTATTACAGAAACACTTGCTCCTATAAGTATTGCTTCTATTCTATACAGTCGTTTGTCTATGGCTTCATATCTAGCACTACACGCATCTACATGATCATCTATCTTTTGGTTTACTATGCTTGCAGTAGGTTTAGACATGTTTGCTCCTTATTTATATTTGTGTTACAGTATCGCTAGAGGTATGACTTGCAGCACTTGTTGATGCAGCCCCTCTAGTGCAACCTGTAAGATTTGTTCCGTCTACTCCAGTATAAGTAATTTTTTCATCACCTATTTGTACAGTGCCAGATGAAGTAAATGGATTAGAATTTTTAACAGGAATAGTTGTTACAGAGTCATTAATATCAGATGAAAGGTTATTAATACCTTTAAAATCTGTATTAGCTGACCATGAAGAACCATCATGTTTATATTTCCACCCATACCAATCTGATTTAGCATCTACTCCAGTACGCAGTGTTGCATTACTTGTGTTTACATCAGAAATAATTAATTTAGGATTATCATTAGCATCTTTAATTGTAGTTTTATCACTTGCTAAATCTATTTTGTCATTATCACTGAATAGATAAATAGATACATTAATTCTATCTATTTCTGAATCTTCCTTTTGGAAAGGGTCTTGTGTTTTCCATACTATTGTTTGCATTTGTTTTCTCCTTATTCACTAATTAATAATTTTGTAGCAGACAATGCTTTTCCTGCTACTGTTGTTACAGTACCTGTATGACCTGGTACTGAAGTATCTGCACTTGTAGCCAAACTACCATCTGACTGTACAAAATATTTTTGTCCTGCGGTAAGACCACTTTGTTGAGCATCAATTTGCCCAAATGTTGCAACTTCAGCTTGGGCATTATCTGCAACTGTTTTAGTTGCAATACCTAGATAGCTTTCTCCATCTGTTGCCATAGTTGTAGTTGTTTCACTTCCTGCTATAGTCATTACTCTATAATATAAATCATTGCTACTATTATCTTCGTATATCATAACTGCTCGGTTAGTATCAGGATCATATGCTCCTGAAGCTATTAAAGTAGATGTAGTAGTTGCTACTACTGCATCTGATCCCATAGTAGGTGTTGTTCCGTCTACTGTAAAAGGAATAGAGTTAATATCAACGCTATCGTCACTATATACAATAACAGGAGTACTTTCATATGCTACAAATATATGTGGTTGTATAGATGTTTGACTATCAAACTGTACAGAAGTACTAAGACCTGGGGCAGTTCCTGAAGCATTAACAACGCTAGTTCCACTAATTTTAAGAGCTATAACTCTCCCTTCAGTGTTATTTGTGTTTCTAAAAGCAAGAACATTAACAGCTCCTGAAGGAACATACTGAAGACCGCCTGCATTCATTATAGGTGCTGAACCACTACCATCTAAATTACCACTAGCACTTCCCCAAGTAGTAGTTGTACCATCAACAGTTCCAACATAAGCAAGTACATCTCCACTGCTATTTCTAGTCATAACAAGAAGTTTTGATTGGCTTTTATCATAGGTAACTGTTACATTATCATGTCCACCACTATTAGAACTATTGCTTTGAATAGTTACTTCTGTTCCAAAACTTAAAGTAGTTCCACTAGAACGAGTTGCTATTCTACATCTTGGATAATCACTTGATCCTGCATAAACAATAGCCCATTTATTTTCTTCTATATTAACTACATCTGCTTCTATTATATCGCTATTATAAAATTCAGCAGTACCTGCAGTAGGGCTGCCGAATGTGCTTGTAGTTCCTGAACTATTATTAAAAAGAAAAGCATTGGCAGAACCTCCTTGTTGATAATAAAAGGCAACACAAGCATAACCGCTTACAGGATCAAAAGCTGTTCTTATGTAATTTGTAGCAGCAGTTCCTGAAAATAAACTAGTTGATCCCCAAGTAACTGTATTAGTAGTTCCACCATTAACTGTACCTGTATATATTGCCATACCATAGGCTGCAGTATCTTCTACAACTGCTACTATTTTATCTGTAACTGTATTATAAAATATATCTGCAGACCTAGTAGTGCCTGCATACACTTGAGCAGCAGTACCTGCACCTGCAGAAAAACTTGTAGTTGTTTCTGAAATCATTTGGAAATCACCATCAGATTTTACTTGTACTGGCTTACCTGCGGTTATTGCACCATCGGCAGTACCATATAAATAGCCTTCATTTTCTAGTAATTGTATTTCAGTTGTTGATGTAGCTCTACCTAGATACTGTTCTCCAAGAGTATTGCCTACTAAACCAATAGTGCCTGCAGCATTTGTAAAGTAATGATTGCCTACAGTCAAAGAAGAGTGTCCTGCACTTAAACCGCCAGGTACGACTATAGTGCCTGTGGCTGTATCTGATATAGCTGCTTTAGCTACTCCTAAGTAATTACCATTGTCTAAGTTTGTTGTTGTAGATGATGCAAAGTGTGTTGTAGCATAAGATATTTTATTAGAATTATCAATATCAAATGTACCTAATAAAACACCCTTACTTGCACCAAACGAAGCAGAACCTGCACCTAATCTATTATCATTTGCACTTAGCTCTGCTCCAGTAGCAACACTAAATGATGAAGCTCCTGATGTTATAACTTTATAAGTAAGGTCATTTCCGTTTTCACCATCTCTATAAAAGAACATTACTCTATCTTTATCATCATCAAACACTGCAGCAGCATTAGTCTGACTACCTGATGATGGGTTCCATATAGTAGCATGTCCTGCAAAAGATATAGCATTAGTTCCTGAGTTTACTGTACCAATAGCACCTTTCCATTCTCCATCATCGACATTTTCATAAGCTAAAAATACTTTATTGTTTACAGTATCATATGTTAAATCTACACCACCTCCTTGATCTCCACTATCTAATAAGACATCAGAGCCCACTGTAACTGTAGGAGACGCTGCTGTACCGCCTGTCTGAATAACATTTGCTGTAGTCTCGTTATTAGTATTATCTAAATATGCGGCTATTGTTCTATTTGTATCAGGATCAAAAACTACATCTGATTTATAGTTATTTATGCTAGATGTATTTAGTGTAGCTTTTGAACTTAACGCAGTATATGTACCATCACTTGTATTATGAGAAATAGCTCTAACAAAAGTATTTGCTGTTCCTCCTCCAGAATAAAGCATAACTATATAATCATTTGAAGTATCATAAGCTATATGATAACCCATAGGACTATTACCATCTTCAGGTAAATAGGTTATTGAATTTAGACGATTAGTAGCATTATAATGCATTATAGTAACTCTTTGCATATCAGGATCGTATGAAGAAACAGGGTAAGTTGCTGCACCCCAACCATGCGAAGTTACTGCATCTGTTACAGTAGTTCCTGTTCCTGTTACTCGGTGAACTTCTCCTCTTCCGCTTTGTCCGTCATTTCTAAAAACTACAAGGGTAGCACTATCATCAGGAAAGTCAGTTACTTGACAGTAATTACCTGCCCCATCAGCTTGAAGTTTTACTGAGCTTCCAAAAGTAGGTGTAGTGCCTGAAACAGTACAACCAATTACTTTAGTATGGTAGCTATCATCAACATCATTATAGGCTACAACAAATCTATTTGCGGTAGTATCATAAGCAACGCCTGGACCATACCATGAGGTATTAGAACTTTTAGTTCCTGAAGGATCAAAAGTAACAGGGCTACCAAATGCCACAGTATTTGTCGTACCTCCAGTTATAGTAGCTACAGCCCCTTCTGCAAGTTTATTTGTTCTATCTCCCCAAAGAACTAATATTTTATTATCGTCTGGGTTATATGCACATGCAAGTTCCTCTGTAGAATCGCTTTCAAAAATAGTTTCTGCACCAAAAGCTACAGTATTTGTTGTTCCTCCAGTAATAGTGGCAACTTTTGCTTTACCTTTTCCACTGTCACTCTGATCTACATATATAATTAACATTCTATCTGTGTTAGGGTCTTCAACTACGTCTATATATGTTGCACCACCATCTTCAAATTCTGCTTCTGCACCAAAAGCTACGGAGTTAGTTCCTGCTGTAACAGTAGCAACTTTTGCTTTTCCAGGACCAGCAGCCCATGTACCACTTGCTGTGTCTTTATATGTAACAAGACATCTGCTTGTACTACTGTCGTACTGAACACCTCTGGCGTATACATCCGAAGTTGCTGAATTAACCACAACAGGTGTTCCCCAAGTCATAGCTCCTGTGGTTGCATCAGTTAATTGAGAGACTACTGCGTATAAATAGCTACTTTCAGTTGCATTTGCGTATAATGTAAGGTATCTATCAGCACTTAGATCGTAGCACCCACCTATTCTACCCACTTGAATAGTACTATCCATCAAATCTTGACCACCACTAGCATAGCCGAAAGCTGATGTAAATGCTGTTTCTGCAGCAAAAGTTAAAGTTGTGCCTGATATAGATGCACTTCGTATACCACCATTACCAGAACTATCTCTATAAGAAACATGGATTCTGTTACCCCCTGCAGCAAGCATAGGCTGATCATCTATTTGGCTTGATTCAAACACAACAGGCGTACCCCAAGTCATAGTACCATCTGACCATGTACCTGCAACCGCAGTTCCATAGCTACTTCCACTTAGGTCTTTATAAGCTAAAACAAAAGTACCTGAATTTGATTCATATACTGAAGAAACATTTACAGTAGCGGTATCAGAATTATCCATAGTAGTAAATACAGCACTAGCAGAAGAGGCTAATGTAGTTGTTTCCGCAATTTGTTGTGCTTTTCCTGCACTGGTTAATATAACAGGTTTTTGAGCAGCTATAGCACCATCAGCTACAAAATCTATTTCTCCGCCACCACCTGCATCAGCCCAAGATAAAGTATTAGAACCATCGGTTTTAAGAACTTGGTCTGCATTACCATCAGCATTAGGCAATACCCACACTTCGTTAGAAGCTATAGCATCAGGAGCTTTAAAACCCACATAGTTTGCACCATTAGCTGCTAGTTCTTGGAATCTTAATTCTGTACCATTTCCTGCACTAGAACCATGAGGTGCCATACTAACACCACCTGCAGCTACAACTGCTGTAGTATCATTTCCATCTTCGTCATACTCTATACTTAAATTTTGATCTGAACCAAGGTAAATTTTCTTGTCATCTGCAATGTATAGATCACCCCATTCAAGAGATGTACTACCTAAATCTGCACCACCTGAAGCATCAGGAACTAGAGCAGTAGAGGCAGTAATTGTAGTACCTTCTATAGTACCTGCTACAGTTAATCCACCAGAAGCTAAAGTCATTAAGTCTGTGTCAGACGTATGACCTATAGTAGCTCCATCAATAGCAATATTATCTACAGTCAATGCAGTTAATGTTCCTACAGAAGTTATATTTGTTTGTGCAGCAGTCTGTAGTGTACCTGTAATATTTCCAAATATAACATTACCTACTGTACCACTAAATACTTCTGAAGAGTTAGAAGCATCTGGTATAAATGTAAATGCACTTTCAGAATCATCATAACCAAAGAAACCTACTTTAGCGGCTGATCCATTATGCCATCTAAATTCAATACCTCTATCCTTGTTATCATCAGAACCAGGAGCAGAATCTCCACCTAATGTAAAGATTGGATCATCAATAGTTACTGTAGTTGAGTTTACAGTTGTTGTAGTTCCGTTTACTGTAAGATCACCACCTACTGTTACATTATCTGTAACTGTCACAGAATCTACGTAAGCGTCTTTCCATCTAACACTTGTTGTGCCTAGATCAACATCACTATCTGATTGTGGACCAAATATATTATCAGCTAAATATACTTGTTCTGTATTATTAGCATAGAAATGTATTTCGTTAGCAGTCTCAAAATCTATTTTAGTTTCGTTATCTTCACCAATTTTAAGGTCGGTAGCTAGTATAGAAGTAATACCTGTTTGTGCTGCGTCTACAGTAAATGTAAGATCGTAAGGATCACCATCTGTTCCATTATCTGTATCTGTCCAGTTTGTAGTAAGACCAGAACCTATATATTTAATTTCTTTGTTGTTTGATATAGTGACTTCTGTACCATCGTCATCTTCCATCACAAATGTAGTAACACCAGTAGATACTGCATCAACGTAAGCTTTAATAGATTGTTGTGTTGCTAATTTAGTAGCTGAATTAGAAGACATATCATCTTCATCAGCTATAGCTGTTCCTGAAACTCCAGTATTTAAAACTGGACTAGTAAGAGTTTTGTTTGTTAATGTTTGTGAGCCTGTAAGTGTAGTTACAGTACTATCTATTGCTAAAGTCACTGTATTAGAAGTAGCACTAGAATCTAAACCTGTACCACCTGCTATAGTTAAGGTTTCAGAATCTAAATCAATAGCTATAGTACCACTATCAGAACTAACATCTAAATCTTCCGCAGTAATTTGAGCATCAACATATGCTTTAATTGATTGTTGTGTAGCAAGTTTAGTAGCTGAGTTAGAAGACATATCATCTTCATCTGCTACAGCCGTACCTGAAACGCCTGTGTTTAATACAGGGCTTGTAAGTGTTTTGTTTGTTAAAGTTTTTGATGTAGCAGAAATATAAGTATCTAGATCAGTAACAGCAACTTGTTTCATAGTTCCTGCATCATTATATACTACTCTATCAGCATCAGCCACAGTAGTGCTAGTAGCAGATGTATCACCATCTATAATATTTAATTCGGTAGTAGTAACAGTAGCACCATCTAATATTTCTAATTCTGCTTCAGATATTCCTGCAGAACCTATTGTAAGGGTTCCAGATATATCTACGTTACCATTTATATCTACAGTAGTGGCAGCTATCTGTATTTCTGTATCAGCAACTAAATCTAATTGTCCATCAGCACTAGAATATAGATATATTGCTGTATCTCTAAATTGTAATTTTTCTGTACTATCTACTAATATGTCATCAGAAAATTTAAAGTAATCTTCATCTTCCATCCAAGTGATAACACCATCATTAGAGTTAGCATTAAATGTAACTGCTATATCTGTATCTGCACCTGTACCCATACTGATAGCATTGCTGTATAGTGTTGAAAGGGGTCCACCATCGCCTGCTGTAGTACCATCATGGGTATGCCCAGTAGATACATGAAAAGCTGCTAAAATAGCATTAAACTCATTATTACTATGAGCTGCTGTTATTGTATCTCCTGTAGTAAAACTCGATTGTCTTGCTGAATAACCTGCCATTATTATCTCCTACCTGCTGCTGCAAATTCTAAACTAAACCCTCTCAATGAGTAGGGTGCTGATGTTTCATCAGACTTTTCTGTAAATTGTACTGCTACCGCAAATCCTGAACCTACGATTGGTTGCCTACTTAAAACAAACTCTGCTCCACCATAAGCTGATGCTCCATATGTTGCTGATCCATATAGAGCTAAGTCTGCAGTACCTGTAAACGCTATACTATCTGGATTTAATACTTGATCTGATCCAAAATCATATTCTAAACCTAAGTTTGTGGCTAAAGAGCCTTCTGGTCTATAATTTAATATAGCTCTATGAAATCTTTTTCTAATACCAGGATCACCCATAGTTAAGTGAGCTGATTTATATCTTGCTTGTAGGCTCAAAGAACCATCCGAAGCATTAGTAAATGTATTGCCTGATTCTTGTTTATATACATAACCATCATGTCCTCCATGCACTGTATGTTCAACATCAAGAATATATCCATTATCTGCACAATTAGGTTTTATTCCTTTTAAGTCTGCAAACTCCCATCTATCTCCTCTAAACACTGCTATGATGCCTGTAGAATCTGCTTCTGCAGTTGTTTCTGAAAAAAATAATCTATATTGTGTTTTTGATTTTATAACTAAAGAAGTAATAGTAGCTGCAGCAGTAGCAGAATTTTGTTCTGTAAATCTTCTTTGTACTGGTCTAGAAATTACTCCTAATTCTACATCACCAATTTTTTCTGTACCTGCAATAGTTCTTAAACCATCAGCAGCTAAGAAAATAATATCACCACCTACTTCTTGTATACTTTGTGGAGCAAC